AGAGAAAGAACTAGAGAATTACAGAGTGCAGTTTGCTAAGAATAGAGTCAATGGTCAGCTAGGTGGCAGACCTCGTAAGCCAGTAGATACGTCAAATAAAACCCAAGTGGTTTTAGATAATAACCATGTGGCAACCGAAAATAACCCAAGTGCGCCCCTAACCAATAACCAAGAACCAATAACCAATAACCAAGAACCAGTTGGTGGAGGTGGTAGAGTCATTGAGTTAAAGATAGCAAATCCACCACCACCCACCGAGTTTACATATTCAAGTCAAAAGTTTTCAATGTACGGTGAATGGACACCTTCTGATAGCTTTGAAACATTAGCTAAGATTGCTGGCATGAAACTTGGTGATGATTACCCAGTTGATGAGTTCCTAGAGTTTAGGACATACTGGGTAACGCAACCAAATATGCAGCGCACCCAAGGTGAATGGGAACACGCATTTATTAAAAGCTATAAGATTAAACAACTCAAAGGGGCTAAAAAATGAAATGGGCTAAAAAAGAACAAGACGTTGAAAGCAGTCCTAAGTCAGTTGATGGAATGTGTATGTGTTACGGCTGCATCATGCCAGGCTCGTTAAATAGCTCAACCAGTGGGCCAGTTAATGATTGGTTATGTGCTGCACACTTCAGGGCTGATTCTGGTAACTGGGCAACCATAACGCATCGTTACCGCCAGCATGAGCAGTTGGTTAATCTAATACTAACCATACGCAAATCATTTCATGGACAACCATTTGATATTAAAGGCTGGTTAATATCGCTGCACAATAGCGGTGACTCTGAATACTTACCCAATGACTTAGATCGTAGGCTTGATAACAGCTTAAGCATGAGGAAGTGGGGTGTTAGATTGGAAAAGAGATTATATGAACTTGTAACGCATGGCATTACAAACGTGGTTAAAGATGATGGGCCATCTGTATCAAACAGCATTGAGATTATGAACTTGGCTGATTCAGTATTGAAAGAGATCGGCAGACGATGATCTGGACTAAAGTTTCTGATTACTGCATTAAGTGTGGTGACTGGACTATTGCTAAATATAATTTAAAGATTGGTGTTAAATACGGTTTATACCATTTAAACGAAAGCAAAGGGTTCTTTGCTACAGCCGATGAAGCAAAGGCAAGCATAGAGGAGTTGAAATGACTAAAGACGAAACATTAAAGATGCGTGTAGAACAAGACGAGCAATGGGAAAAAGTAATTAACCGTGAATGGCAAGGATTAACGGATAAAGAAGATAATGCAATCATTAAAAAGATTTGGATATGGGGCAATGATTTCCCTTATGAAAAATACAGAATTGCTATTGAACAAGCATTAAAGGATAAGAACACATGATTAATAACTTCTCACTGTCACCAGGCAATCTGCCTAACCTTATTGCTAAACTTAACCAGCTAGACCTATCACTTGGTTATGTTGTGACAGCCAAGCCAAGAAAGTCAACACGATCACACTCGCAGAATGACTTGTACTGGAAGTTTGTCACCGAGTTTGGCAATCACTTTGGCTATGATAAAGACTTCACTCACGATATGTTGCGCTACAAGTTCCTATTCAAGATGGTGAACTATGATGGTGAGGAAGCCAAACAGCTACTATCAACCACCAAGCAGGACACAAAAGCAATGAGTGAGTATCTGGACAACTGCATACGATACGCAGCAGAGAATGGGTTTGTGTTTAATGACCAAGGCTGAACGTGCTTACTTTAACAAGGTGGTGGAGCTGGGTTGTATTGTTTGTCAATCACCAGCCGAGATACATCACTTGAGAACTGGTGCTGGTATGGGTATGAAAAGCAAAGACGTTATACCGCTATGTCCAAATCATCATCGCAACGGTGGTCATGGTGTTGCTATCCATGCTGGGCGCATAGCATTTGAAACAAACTTTGGCACAGAGCTGGAGTTACTGGAGAAACTGAAAGGGTTAATATGAGTGGGATTTATTTTTCTAGAACTAAGAAAAAGTGGGCAGCACAAACAAGAGTGCGAGGTAGGATGGTTCAGATTGGTGCATACGACACACCAGAGGATGCTGTGAAGGGCTACAGCGAGTTTAAATTGAAACAGCAGAGTGAGCCATCACCCAGCGATTTAAAACGCTTAGAACGCTACAAAGAGTTTTGCGCTTACTGCCATATACCTAGAACAATCTCTGAATTGTTTGCTTATTTTTACAAAGCTAACAGCAGCTCAATTAGATCGCTGGCTGAATACCTAAGTAGTAACGGCTTTGTTAGTAAAACCATAAGGGACAGCAAGACCAATGCAAAGGACAAATATCATTATCAGACCATTAAAAACTTTACCAAAGCTGATTTAAAGCCAATTGATCGTAGCTATCAGGTTAAGGTGAAGGCTGAAGTTGAACCTGAAAAAGAAAAGACACCAGGCGCAACGATAATTAGCTTTGATAGTGGGGTGCTAAGGGAAAAATATACGCAACAACGCAAGGCGGATAGGTTATCTGCAAAAATATCTAAAACTTATGTGAGTGGGAGTAGTTTAAATCTATTATGAAAAATCCAGCAGACAAAGTAGAGCAGTGGGATATTAACAAGCTAGTGCCGTATGCTCGTAACTCCAGAACCCATAGCGATGAGCAAGTAGCCCAGATAGCAGCAAGCATTAAAGAGTGGGGATTCACTACCGCAGTATTGGTTGATGAGCAAGGAGGTATTATTGCAGGTCATGGTAGAACACTCGCAGCTCAACGGTTAAAGATGACAACCGTACCGGTAATGGTAGCTGCTGGATGGAGTGATGCAAAGAAACGTGCTTATATCATTGCTGACAATAAGCTGGCATTAAACGCTGGGTGGGATAACGAGCTATTGCAAATTGAATTAGTTGGATTAAAAGATGATGACTATAAACTTGAGTTACTTGGCTTTGATGCTAATGAATTAAATCTAGCAATGGGGCTTGGTGCTGACTTCTTACCCGGTGATGAGGATGATCAAGGCAAGTTAGATAAAATCAACCCTACTATTTGTCCGAGCTGTGGTCATGAATTCCACAAGTAAGCCAATATTAAAGATTGACTGGGCAACGCATGAAGCTGCAAAGTTTGCTTGTCTTAATTGGCATTATGCTAAAGCCGTACCAGTTGGCAAGTTAGTTAAAGTTGGTGCTTGGGAAAATGGAAAATTTATAGGTTGTGTTATATTTGGTCGTGGTGCTAATAATAATATGTTAAAACCATTTGGGTTAAATGCTGACCAAGGTTGTGAGTTAGTAAGAATTGCACTAACAAAACATGAAACACCTGTAAGTAAAATTTTATCTTTTGCATTAAAGTTTTTAAAAAAACAATCTCCAGAATTAAAACTTGTTGTGTCTTATGCTGATGCAGACCAAAATCATCATGGTGGAATATATCAAGCTACTAATTGGATTTATGATGGTCTAAAAAATGCAAACACAATGGGTGCTTTTATGATTTATGGGAAAAAAACACATCCAAAATCAGTACATAGCAAAGGAATAAAACAAAACATTAATGCAGTAAAAAAACATTTAGACCCTAATGCTACTATTTTTTATACTTTAGGGAAGCATAGATACTTAATGCCACTTGATGATGAAATGCGTGCTAAGATTGCACCATTAGCAAAGCCTTACCCAAAGCGTGTTAAAAAGCAGGATTCTGAGTACCCCTTAGAACTGGGCGGTGCATTACCGACCAACACGCTCCACAATTAAACGCAGATAACATACCTTTCGCGGAGGTAGCACATGACACAAAAAACTGAAAAATCGTCACTAGAAAAGAAAAAGCAGAACGGTGGGGCTAGAGAAGGTGCTGGCAGACCAGCATTTGAGCCAACAGTTGCAGAACGTAAACAGGTAGAAGCCTTGTCAGGATATGGAATCCCAATCGAGCAGATTGCGGTGCTAGTGCGTGATGGAATAGACGCAGACACACTTCGTAAGTATTTCATAACAGAACTGCAATCAGGTAAAGCTAAAGCTAACGCACAAGTAGGTAAGACACTTTTCAATAAGGTTTTGGCTGGCGATACTACTGCTGCTATTTGGTGGAGTAAGACACAGATGCGCTGGGCAGAAACCCAAAAGCATGAGCTTACTGGTGCTGATGGTGCTGCGCTAGAGTTTACCAAGATAGAACGAGTTATCATTAAGAATGACTAAAACCCTGCAACTGTCCACCCCAGAGTGGGCTTTGCCTTTACTGCAACCATCACGATACAAAGGCGCATGGGGTGGTCGTGGCTCTGGCAAGTCACATATGTTTGCCGAGCTTATGATTGAAGCCCACATCCTAGACCAAAAGAGACGCAGTGTTTGTGTGCGTGAGATACAGAAGTCACTTAACCAATCGGTGAAGCGGCTGCTTGAGACTAAGATTGAAGCCATGAACGCTGGTGCATACTTTGAGGTGCAAGACTCTGTCATCAAATCACGTAAGGGCGATGGCGCAATTATCTTTCAAGGTATGCAAAACCA